TCTAAAGCGAGCACAGAATGAGCGTTTGCGTGGACCACCTCCGGGCTGTGGAGCCTTGAGGTTGGAGCCGGTAGCCCGATTGTATTTTGCTCTACCGGCTGCTGTGAGCCCTCCCTTACGGCTCTTGTGTTTACCTATTCTAAGGGAGACGTTTCTTTTACGAACTCTTTTTCTAGCCATAGATCTTCATAGGTTCATTCTTTTTAGTTAGACCTTTAGTACTACCACCCATAGCTTCAATAAAATTTTTCATATGTTTCATCTCAGCATCTTTAATAGCTGGTATTCTAATATGATTAAAGTATCTAAAAGGTGGTGGGCTAAAATCTTTAGGTGTGATGTTAGCAACCTTCTTATTAATTTGCATTTGCTGTACAAGAGGTACAGGTAATCCGTGTACGTCAGGATTGTACTCACCTGCATCATAAAAATTACCGCCCTGTTGCATGTAACCTCTACCCTGACCATCTAAGAAGAAACCTTTTTCAGTTACATAATTCATAATAGATGAGTCAGGCTTGCCATCAGCTAGGTTAGCTAATTCTTTGTCCTTCTTCTTACCCGGGGCTGGTACAAAAGGACCAGTAGGAGCTGGCTTGTATGGCTCGTAGGGAGAACGTCCTCCCTCTTCTTCACCGCCCAAAGCCAGCCCCTCATTCATTGGTCCTATTCTTTGCAGCATATTATATGCTTGCATGTCAGCGATAGTAGCCATTACTTTTTCTTTTTGAGTATTTTATTTTGTACAGCTTTAGGTAGCTTAGATAAACCTTTACTCATCTTTTTCTTTGGTCTACCTTTTTGTGAACCATAGGTTCCTTTACCCATTGGCATGGTTATTCTCCTAAAAATTAACGTTTGGTGATCTTTCAAGTTTGTCCATAATATCTCTACGATATGCTGGATCGTTTTCGTAACGTGGATCACCCATAGCTGCTACAACTTCTGCTTGGCTACGGAACTGATCGTTACTTTGTCTTGGTGCTTTACCTTGTACCATATTTCCATCGTATCCTACCGCATCATTGTATGCGTAGGCTAATGATCTAACTGCAAAGAACGCAGCTAGTGGATCTCCTCGTTGCATGACTTGATCGAACATGTTAACCTCTTGTTCATTCAGAGATTTTTGTGCCCAGTCTATCATGTTACTATAGTTAGCATCACCGCCGACAATACCTTTAAGCTGTGTTATCTCATCAGCTGTAAAGTCTCTGTTCTCTGGTGGGTCAGCTTGGTTAGCTTGTCTGTAATCTAAGTACATGTTTGCTAACTCTTTAGCACTCATACCTTCTAGCTCTTGTGTTAGCTCTTCGCTAAACTCACTGCCAGATGTAGCTTCGTCCCACATTCGTTCTAACAGAGTAGCCTCTTCAGCTTCTTCAGTCTGTTCAGCTTGTGGTTCTTCTGCTGGTGCTTCTTCTTTGTTGCTGAGTTTTTGTTGTAGCTCAAGATAACCTTTTTCTAGCTCTTCAGCATTTTTATACTTGCCTGCGAGTAGGTTGTCCTGAGCTTGTTGCATCTGCTCACCAACTTCTAAGGAGTTCTGTTCGTCTTCAGAGAGATTTTCTATACTCGTCTTCTCTACGTTAGGCTCCATCGTTAATGTTTCTGCCATTTATTCTTCTGGTGGTGGGGTTGATTCTCCACGTGTTAGTTGTGGATTTTTACTTGGGTCCATTATAGGTGATTTCATTAGAGCTGGTGTTGCTTGTAATGCAGTCTGTTCAGCTTCTTGTGCCGCAGCTTGTTGCTGTTCTTCCTGTACTTCTTGCATACTCTTCACAAGATTTAATACATCTATACCTTGTGCAGCTGCTAATCGTTTGATTACCTCTTCTGGATTTATATATGTTGTGATAGCTTCTGGTCCCATTGTCTGTGCAATAGTCTGTAAGAAACCACCGAGTGCTTGTACATCCTGACCTCTACCTAGTTGGTTGATACCAGCTACGATAATAGGCTTAACCATACCTTTTGGTATACGTGGTATCTCGCCTGTCTTCTGGAATATACTGAGCTTTCTATTTAGATAGGGTACTAGGAACTCAATCGTGAGTAATCCGAAGAGTCCGCCAAGCTGTTGCTCTAGCTCCATCTGTGTCATGCGTACCTCTTCAGCTGTTGTACGCTCCGACTGCCGAACGGACAGGATTAGGAACGCTTCGTTCAATCGCTTCTCGAGTGTCTGCATGTGCTGCAATGCCGTAGCAAAGTCAGCTGTCTTTCCGACTTGTATAACACCTATGTCGTCTGGTCTACCCTGTACGATAGCACCATTGCCAGCTGCTGCTAGCGTCTGTGGTTTGGTTGTAGATGATGGTGATACAGTAAATACAACTTTAGCTGCTGCTGC